TTATTTAATCAAGAATGACAATGCTAACATATTACTATATGACTTCTCACTTGCCTTAATAGCTTTAATAATCTCGTTCTCATCGATTAACTCTATTGAGATTTCAACCTCCTTGTCATTTAGTTCTCTAAAATACTTTTCAGCCGTTTTGTTTCGGCCTGCGAAGAAATCATTTATAGCTTTCACCTCGGACAACATATCTTGGGTAACCGCTTTGTTGTCTTCTTTGTATTTGGCTAACTGTGTATTGTATGCCTGAGCACGTTCGGTCATGGATATGTATTCCTTATCCTGTAAAGACTTATTGACTTCTTCTACAGACCTATTATATTCTTCCGCAACTGGTCTTAAACTCTTACTATTACGCCAAACTGCAAGTGCGGCTTCATCGCCAAGTGAATTAACTTTCAAGTCTTTAATCTCCTTATATGCATTTACTGCATCAATAGTTTTAATTTTCATTTTTGTTATGTTTTAATTTATACTGACTCCTTTACTCTTTCTTACTAATGAGATTATTGAGTTGCTCTGTGCAACTCTCAACTAAGTCACCTATTACTTTCAGTGCTCTACGATTCGTATTATAGAAATTAAATTGCAGAGCTTCATCACCCTTAGAAGGGGTATACGTTGACGAGACTCCACCGCTTACGACATCAGTCGTACCGTCTACCGTTTCCTCAACATGAAACACATTAGCATCAAATGCTACCATGGCATTGCTATTAGTATCTAGCTTAGCCGATCCTTTAAGTTTCCATTCTCCAGTTTCGTCGATAAATTCAAAACTGACTTGTTCGAATGAACTCTTAATAGTAAGAGTTCCTTTTTTTACTTCTTCTGTCATAATTTTTATTATTAAGTTTATAATATTATGAATTAAATCTCAAAAAAACACTAAATCCTCCATACCCAGCCCAAGTTTCTCCATCATCAAATGTTAGCTCTAAAGTAATATTTGCTGTATATCCGTAATTGGAATATGCACTATTCACTAAGCCATCGAACTGAAGGTACGTTGTCTGATATGTATTATTTTCTGTTGTTGCAGGAATATCCCACTTCCAATCTTCTCTGTTTGTTCCATCTTGCTCTACAGCATCACCAGTGATGATCTGTTCACCACCCATGAATTTTACCATGATTCTCGCTTTTACAGTTTCAAATTTTCCAATACTAACAGCTTTAGAGTTTTTCTCAATATTTAATTCAAGACGGATAGAGTTTGTGTATAGCGTCGTTTCCGTGTATGGAGAGCTCCACTCTTCGGAATTGTAGATACGATTTACATTCACAATACGCTTTCTTGCTCCGAAACTTATTGAAAAAGGTCTTGAGCATGGAAGTAATACACAATATTGTGTATCAATATCATACAAGTAAGGAGTGAATGTGACAGGATACGACGAAGGAAAACCTGCTGGCATATCTATAGGAATGTCACACTCACCATATTGATAATTATCTCTTGAGCTCGTCAGGTTCCCGTTGTAATACTCGCACAGATTTCCTCCTTCCGATTGTCTAAATGTAGAATAAGTTTCAACTCGTAATTTCCATCTAGAATAGCTACCATCCAGAATATCTTCTGGCATCACATTATACGTTGCATAAGCATTATGATATATTTTTATAGGTAGATAATATGTCCCTCCATCTATCACATCAATCCTATCAGAGTGGCTGTCATAGCAAGGATTGATCTGAAATGGATTGACAGCAGCATGATAATAGTCGCTAAAGTCTGCTAACCTATATGGCTGTTTTTCTCCTCCAGTCACATGAATAGAAGTAAATGGATCATATGTCTTTGTGAAATTAGTAGGAGTCCCAAAGAACTGTTCTGCAAAGCCTTTAATGCTTCCTCCGCCCTTATCTTTCATTTGCGTCTCCGTCAATTCAACTACACTCATACCACATCTAAGAACGCTACACTCGTCAAGTTTAATAGCATTCGTTACGTCTTCCTTAACAGGTGACTTGAGGAGATACCTGTTGGCATATCGAATAGGTTTATACCTAGACCACGAATTAATCTTATCCGATCTACAAAGCACCGCTAAGTCTCCAGAAGAGACCCCGAGTATCTGTTGCACATCTTGAATGCTTATTTCTGTTGATTCGTTGCTCATATTTATTTTCCTTTAAGTTTCTTTATTTCTTCCTTGAGCTTCTTATTCTCATCTTCAAGTTTTTTGATTCTATTCTCGTGATTTTTCACCCTCTTAGTCGCTGTGATGACACCAAGCAATGCTGCGACATCATATTGTAGCGCAAAGTATCCATTAGGGAGTTCATGTACAACCTCAGGTAAGTTGGCTTGCCAATATTGTGCTATTGTTCCCACCTGTTCACCAAGGCTGAACTTATTTTTCCATCTAAAGCGAATAGACGGTGCATTAGCAAACATATCTATAGATAAGTTGAGATCATCTATCTTGTCCTTTAGTCGAAGGTCTGATGATGTGCTCTGTCTAAGAGATGAAACGCCACCATCAGCAGTAATGTCCCCCGTTGTATGGATTGTGCCGTGAAATGTACTTGTTGCGCCAAGCTCTACAAGAAGAGTATTCTCCGATTCCGTAAGCCTACGGAATCGCCAGTTACCACCCCATTCAGCAAAGGTTGTAACGTCACCAGTTGTGTATGAATTTTGAGCAGTCGTTGTAACATCACCACGGAGGATGAATTTGTGGTAGTTATCTGGTACACTAATTACAGAGTACATATTTCTTGATACGCTCTCGTGGTAACCGCCAGTGCTTATATATAGTATTCCTCCTATTAGTGCATTTCCGTTCACGTCAAGTTCTGCCTGTGGTGTTGTCTTTATGCCTACAAAATTGTTAGCACTATTCACATATACCGTAGGGTTCTGCCAGTCGCCGAGAGATACGATAGGAGACTGCAAATTCAGCGTGTTTGCAGAAGGATTGTTCCGCATATCTGCGTGGAAATAGTGTATCGCAGCCTTGTCCGTGCCTGTGCTATCGGCAAATTTAATCGCACTGTATTTTCCATCTAGATTCTTAATTCTAAGACCTTCACCTTCATTGCAAGACACGCGGACATTACCAACCACATCTAACTTCTCTGTTGGGTTACTAGTTCCGATACCAACAGAGCCGTCATCCTTGATAGTTAATCTTGCTTTTCCTTCGGTATAGATAGACAAGTCCCAATGCCCATACTGATTAGGAACTATTCCGTACATACCGTTACTTCCTGTCATGAAAGTGAGGTTACCGCTTACATTGTCAGTTCCATCGAAGCTTTGTCCCCATAGGGTTCTTGCAGTCTGGAGTTTAGTGGCAGATGCTACGTTATCGGTTGTGCGAGCAAGCTGCTGCCAAGGAGTATTAGCCATAGTAACGTTAGCCTTTTGTGTACCACGGATATACCAACCATCCCCGTTGTTACCTGTAAGTTGCATCATTACGTTTTCCACCTTCAATGTAAGGAAAGGTGCAAAGTTGTTAAAAGGTCTAGTGCCAGTTTCACCCGTTGTTTCAGAAGTCGTTCGCATTTCAAACAAACCATTCTGAATAGAAGGGTTATCAAAATTTGGGCTTGTACCTATCTGAGCTCTCGTGTATGTTCCGACAACTCTGTTCAAATGCAGACCATCCAACAAATCGGCATTAAGGTTTGTAACAACATTAGTGTTAGTCATCGTTCCACCGTTCAATGGCAAGTAGCTTCCCAAATCAACACTACCACTTGCATTTATAGTATAAGCAGATCCATTTACCTTGATAGCGTGTGTATGTACTTTAGATGCAAAATTATTATTAGTCCAAGCCTTTGTAGCATAATCAAGTAAAGACTGGTGACTTGTTAAGTACCCTTGCTGCTGGACCCAATTTTGAGTGGCATAACCAGCTAAAGACTGATGAGCTGTTAGATAGCCTTGCTTTATAACCCAGTCCTCCGTGGCCACACCCTCTATAACGCCATTTTCTAATGCCGTTATTCTTGTGTTCAATTCATATCCTAGTCCTGCAGCCAACACATATCCAGCTTTACTTGCATCATAGTCTTGCCATGCATCGAGACGGTCATAATTCATTTCTCCTTTACCCTTATCAGAATACTGTCCTAGGGCAGCAATGCCACCGATAGCATAGAAGTTCATGATCGAACCATTTTTATCCGATACATATAGTGCTTTATTGCTCTCGTCATAACGTAGATATGCATCACCGACATTTATGCTTTTGACAGAAAGCTCCGGTGGAATATAAGCAGGAGTATATGTATTTGTCCCGTTGCCGGAACCTCCTTCTTTCTTGTCTTTTGCTAAAATCTTAACATCTATCATAATTCTTTCAATATTAATGTGGCTGATGCACTGTCCAGATTCCTACTAACACCTTCGACGAAGAAAGTTTTCCCAATCGCAGGATGATAATATAGATTGAATGGAGACACAATATTATCTCTGTCTTCGAGGGTTGTTTCAAGAGAGACCCTAGGAAGATGATATTCACTATAATAAGCATCAACATACAGTTTTTCTGCCTTATTCGTAATTTGCTTTAGATGGTCTGTTATCATTACCACGCCTTTGCCCTCATTGTCCATAGGCGAGCTCATCTTAACACTATTCGACACTTCCAGTTCTTTACATTCTTCACTGGTAAGTGATGAGTTGATCTTAAAATGTATATCATCCTTCTTATTAACGAATTGTTCGAAGGTATCACTTACATACACAAGGTCTTTCTTCGTGCTGTTGTTAACGAAAGCATTGTTTGAGTATACTTTCATTTCCAGTTCCTTGATTACTATCGAACTCACATGTGCGAGCAAAGGAATCTGATTCTCTCCCCATTTAGTATGTCGGAAGAATGTTGGGTGTCTTCGTGTTACTTCACTCCATACTGTATTGACAGGTCCAAGAATCTTGAATTGAACTTTTCCGCTCACATGATCACTCTTCCTGATAGGGATTGCAATTCCTTCCGCATCTATTCCGAGTGTATAACTAATATTGTTCTGTATATCGAACATCGAACCAATCAGCTTATCGCCAATCTTTGGATTGAAACCTATATAGAAACATTGTTGATAATATTCATCCTCACTGGAACAGTTTTCTAAAGCTTTATAAGTCTGCCACTCAAAGTCATCGATCTGTCCACTCGTTCCTTTCTCCACAACACATTTATCACCGATTACCAGCATACAAGCCAGTACGGCAACTTTACTTACATGATCCGTCGAATCTCCTATCGCAGAGTATTTAAACTCATATTCCTCCGGACCGTCTTCGACAAACGGAACAAGTCTCGGAGTATTACTTTCGTCACTCTCTGCTACTGACGATGGCGTTTCCGCACGCCACCATTGCTGCGTATAATATCTGCCATCACCATGTTTTCTTGTTGGTACAGTTCCGTGCCATGGTACGCCTTCGGTAGAGATCATATTAAACTCCTTCGATACAGTCAATACAGGGTTCAGTCCAATTTTTCCAGACAACACGATATAATTTACGGTTTCCTCATCGACAGGTGAAAATACACCTCCGGATATATTACCTGTATATGTGGCATACGGAATATTTGCCTTTATATCTGCAGGTTGCGGATATGTAGTATCGCTAGAATCTATACCATTTCCGTTTACAGACACGATCAGGTAGTCTGACATATCCACTTTAGATACAGGAGAGTCGTCCCCTGCAGCAGATTTCTTTTCTATACTTCCAAAGCTGATGATTGCAGCACCGGCATTCTGCCTTAAGGCATTTGGTAATTCATGCTGCCTTGTGTTATTACTACAATATGTGGCAATAGCATCTTGTCCAGCAATATTGAACCTCCAATGCATATTGTTCTTGACCTGCATGAACCATTCTGTGACTTTTGCGTCACTATAATCCGTATTACCTCCACTCACGATTGTTCCGAACGCATCATATGCAGTTCGACCCTCACCTAGAGATGAATACTCCGTCAGATATTTCTGCTTGTTGCGATATGGTGAAATCAATTGTTTCGAGTCAAGAGGACTTTCCATTACATCATCAATACTCTTCACATCACATTCCAATTTTATTTGATTATAGGTCTCACAAATGGTCAGTTTATGATCATCACCTACTGCAATATGACTCTCTATGGTCACATTTTCACCACCAAAATGTTTGTTCTTAAGCGACTTCCAATCAAATACATACAGATCCGTTCCTACTTGCATCATATGTAGATTCAGATACTGTAACATCTGTGTCATTACTTCTTCGTTAGTCCAAACATCATCCTCTGTATCTCCTAAGAACAACAGTTCACTTATCTTCAAGTCACTGAATAGTGTCTGTGCTGTTCGTGAGGGTAGCGACTTAGAATTATCATAATGAATGTTCAGCGATTCTCCAAGTTTGTTAGATATATCATTAATGATTTCAGCGATGATATCCTGGAACGACATCCTTGTCGCTTCCATTTTCACCTGCTTGTAGCTATTCTTAGAACCGATAGCTTTATATTTGGAATATTGAAAAGCCGATACAGCATCGATGCAACTCAATTCTACCTGGTCAAGCTCATCATTGTAGTCCTGCGAATAAGCTTGTGGTTCAACGAATCCGGCAAATACACACATGCCATCCTTCTTGATCACTACGGATATATCAGTTGCGTTGCTTGCAAAGAAATTAGGTATATAGTTCTGGCATAGCAACGTAATCGTTGCAGAAGTCCTCACTAGTACATCAAAAGTGTCATTGATCTGTGATTGTGTTGCTACAGCTTCGTCTCCGGCAAAAAAGATGCCGCTCACATCATCTCCAATCACTCCGTTTATCCCGGATACGCCGATGGAGACCTCTATTTTTTGGTCAAGTCTGTTATAATAACTACCTTCTAACATCGTTCGAACACTTTTAGATTATTACTTTTCTACCACTCTTACGGCTAGCCCTAGCTTCATTACTTATTGCAATAAGTATATCGCGGGCCCTGAGCTTTGTATATCCATGTGTACCGGATTCCTGTCTGCCACTGCCCACAATTTGTTGCAATTTGGATAGAGGAGAGATTACTTCTGGGTCCGTACTTGCATTAGCATATTCACCCATCAGTGCCAAAGTTGGTCCATATACCATACCACCATCGGCAAATTTTCCCATGCCTTTCACACTACTTACCATGGCACCAAGCTGAGCAAGACCTGTTGCGGCAAAGGTTATCCATGCCCATGGCCCCATATCAGCAGCCTGTGCCGTTGCCTTTCCATATCCGTCAACCATTGTCGCTATAGCCTGTGCCATCGTCCCTGCTACGTTCAGTTCCGGAACACCTATTGCATCACCAAGACTTCCCAAACCACTTCCAAGCTCTTTCACACTTTCGCAGGCATCTTTCAGATGGTCCTTTGTTTCTCCTATCTTATTAGTATTGATATTCAATTTTAGAGGTGGCATTTTCAGGAACTTTTCCATATCCTGGGAAAAACTTTTTTGTATATGATCTTTGTAGTTAGCCAACTCCTTCTTAGAAGGTTCTTCCAACCAAATCTTTAGCTTTTTTGAATTCAGTTCCGTCTCCAAAGCCCTGTATTGCTTTACAAGCTTGTTGGCAAAGTCCGCATTTCCGGTAGCTTCTATTTGCTTTCTCAGATTGGTCATCTGTTCTTGCAGTCTCTCAATGCTGCCTTCAGCGGCTTTTGTTTTCTTTTCATCTACTACGTTCTTCCCATGTTTTGGTGTTGTTCCTTTTCCACTTTTACCTCCACTATGCGGTCTCGCTGATCCCATTACAGGCATCTTTATCTTTGCGCCTCTCTTGGCAAGTCCTTCCATCTCCTTGCGGGCCGCAGCGCCCTCTTTCTTCAGTTTCTTTATATTGGTTGTAACTTTATCAAGTTGGCTGCTTCCTTCGACATCATGTACACCAGTAATGATTCGGTTGCCATACCGATCTACACCCTCTGTATATTTTTTATCCCTTCGTGTCGAATATTTTTTCTTGCTTCCATCCTTGTTATATACCAAGTCGTGTATTTTCCCTTCAGTCTGAGCTGCCTGATTAGCGACTTCTCGCATTCGCGTTTCAACGATCATCTGTTCACAGTAGGCCGCACTATTCTTTGTCAAAGCTTTATACCATTCAGCGACAGAAGAATAATATCCCATGCTCTCACCATAGGTATTGTTCATCTTCTCCACCAAGTTCTTCTCCTGTTCCTTAGAACCGTTGAAGTTCTTTAGCGTCTGAATATTCAGTTCAAGACTTACACGCGTTGTATCCTGTGTGCGCTGCACCTCGTTCTCTGCATTATTCAGATTCTCCAGTTCTTTTGTGGCTTTATCGCTTGTACCCACCAATGCACCTATTGCTTCTGTCAGAGCCCAAATAGCAATACCTACACCTGTCGAAATTAGTAATCCTCTGATTGCTACTTTCAGCACACCCGCAGCCATCGTCCCAGCCCCCATGGCCCCAGTCATACCGTTCACCGATGTCGTTACTGCCGCATTCGATGCTACACATATACGGCCTACTGTGGCTATTGAATGAAAGGCTGCAGCCAGTCCTCTTGCACCCTGAGTCAAGGAAACAATTCCCTGAACACCCATACCCAATTCACCAACTGTTTTCAAAACAGGTTCCAGTCTCGATAAGCAACTGCCAAGCACTTCTTTTATGTCACCAAACGTATTGCTTAGCTGTTTCGCTCGACCAGCATCTGTTTCTGCAAGTCGAGCATTCATGTTGCCAACATTGTCCGTTATCACCTGGGCAAGTGTAGCTGCTTTCTGTTCCTCAGTACCATATTTCAATATCTGCTCCTGAGCATCCGTAAACGTGATACCCACACGCTGCAGTACTTGGGTCTGTCCTTGCATGGCCTTTCCCATCATGTTACCTATGCTTACGGCATCTTGCTCCGTGGCATTCAGTCCCTTCTGTTGGGCGAGTAAGTTGTTCATGGCAGGTATCAATTCCTCCAATGCCTGGCGTGAGTTCAAGAACGTAGCCATCTGCTGGGCACCACTCAGCTGTACCTCATCTCCGATCACACCCAGTTCCTGTTGTGCAGAAGCAAGTCTTTTGATAGCTTCAGTGTCTTCATCCGTAGCACTCATTCGCTGACGCATGATTGTATCCAACTTCACTTCAGCCATCTCCTGTACAGTGTAGGCCTCTGTCAGTTTGCTCACTTCTTCAGCTATCTGTCCGAAACCTTCTGCTGCATTTTGTATCGCCTGCTGTGCTTGGTTAATGTCAAGCAGTTTGGTATTCAACTTTCCCTGCTCGTCATTCACCTCCTTCACCACGCGACCAAGTTCTGCTGCATCCATGGTCACTTGCCTCACTGTTTCTTCGCCAGAAGTCAAAATTTTTATTAAAAAAGATACTTCGTTTGCCATTTTTTATTATCTTTACACCGGATTTCAAAACATTTTCTTATGATAAGAAGCAAAATACAGAATACTGCATACTACACTATGATTGCCAGTCTCACGGCATCTATCCTGTTTGCCATAAGTTGGTCAGCGCTTCCATTCTTCGTTGGAATACACATAACAGCCATGGCATTCCTCGTATGGTTCATTTCAGGTACCCATAAGTCCTAAGCTAGTCCACGCGCCTTTTTCACCTTTTCGAAGTGGCGTGCCTCTGCTTCAAGTTCCTCATGGGTCTTTTCCTTCTTAACGATGGCTTCGTCATCGTTTTTTTTGTCCCATGCGAAGATCATTACATCTTCCTCCTTCAAAGCCCTTTGAGCGTATGGCTGCAGCATACACATTGCAAGTTGCCTGGTTTGTTCCCAACTATTCTGCCTCTTTTGTTGTTGTTTCTTTTGCCATTTTTCATAGATTTTCTCAAATTCCAATGGGGTGCATTGGTCAAAGTCTTGAAGGCTCATTCCTATACACCCCATCGCGATACCTAGAAGTTCTTCAACGGTCACCCGCTCATTTACTTCTTCGTTTTTTTTTCGCTGCTGGTGATTGCCTTCCCAAAGGTTTCAGCTGCGCCTATATCTAATCTATCACAAAAGTCATCAATGCCATAGTTAAACTCTATGCCGTCGGCTCTACATGCTGAAATACAGCAGCACCACATGAATACGGCCATATCTGCCACGCCCTCTATCTTGTCTGCTTCTTTTCCGGTTTCCGTTTTAAAGCGGCGCATGGCACCAAGGGTGACTCGGCACGGATACTCTTTGCCGTCACTCGTTGTTATCATCATTGTCTTACCCATAGTCTTTCTCTTTTTTATTCTGGATTATTTGCGGGGATTGGAGCTACAGCACCGCTATTCTCTAATGTTATGCTGTATGTCTCATCGTCACCGGCCTTACCGGTTTCCTCAAGGGCTGTAATGATAAATTTACCACCATACGTAGTGCCTGGTTCATCACGGTAACACCAAGAAGCGTCTACAGGCTGACCTGCCAGGAATAAACTTCTCAGACTTGGGAGACCATTTTCAGCATCACCGCTATGCACGAATCCGCTTGCGCTGACTGTACAACCAAGAGTCTTCACATATTTCTCTTGGAATTTACCCATACGTGCTTCCTTGGTCTTGCGTGTTCCGCTCTCAGCCTTAAAGGCAATTTTACACTCGGTACTATGTCCAAGAGCTTTGAGAGCAACCGACACTATCAGGTCGGTGCCGTCTCTGTAATCATTGTTATTCATAAAACTTTCTTTATAATTGTTATTACTATTGTCATTATCATCAATATACCAACAGTCCAGCATAATATCCTCAGCCACGAGCATTCATCTTTGTTATGATTTTCGACCTTCGCCTGTTCAACCGTTCTAACCGGTTTGTTTACTGTTGCCTTCGAGATACCTTCGAGATCCGTTCGGGTCGTTATCTTATGCGCCAGTCTTGGAGTTTCCGCCGTCAGTAACAATCCCTGTTGGGTCTTCTTTGCGCTTATTCTCATCGTCCCTTTTTCGGCTGCATATTCTGCGCCGATTGGTAGTCCCTCTAGCTGGCTTGGTTGCAGCAACAGCGTTGCGCTGTCCATATTTTCTGTCTGAAAGTCTATCTGTACTGCCATTCTTGTGTGTTGTTCCACCTGTACACTGTCTCTTGTCGGCTGATTCAACAGGCTCGCCCTCGATTTGCAACCTGTCACGAACAGGACATTCACGCTTATAAGGACAATCATTGATACTTTCGATAGCCCTTCTAAGCCCATTGATAGCCCGTTTAAGGCTACCGTTTTCAGTCTTGACAGTATTGAGTGATCTTGATAATTCATCATAGTTCTTCTGTAGTTTTAATAGAACGTCACTGATATCCTGGTACATCTGTTTGTAGGTATCATGTACCTCGCGAGCAGATTTTGCCTTGTTCACGTTCCTATTTGCTATCCATGCAATAGCTGCTCCTATTCCTCCTGAAGGAATGGCCCATTGCAGTATCTGTAGAATAGTATCCATCTCATCATCTTATATCGATTCCGCTTCCATCCATCTTCTTACATCGAAAGAAGGACATTCCTTCTGTACTCCCGGTAGATCACGGTGCCCGCACACCGCTGCATGAGGGTGTTCGCGCAGAAATGCGCGAACATATTTCCCCATAGCAGCTTTCTGTGCGGCGGTGCGAGTGTCCTTGGCATTACCACTTTTGTCCAATCCGCCGACATATACCACGTGGCGTGAGTTGGAGTTGTAGCCTTTGGCACCATTGGTTACTTCCCAAGGATCCACCTCATCATCCTCATCATATTTCACAAGATTCTCTATATCTCCGTTCAGATGGATCATATCGGCATATCCAACCTGCTTCCACCCACGACCTCCTTTACTCACCGGATCGCAATGCCAATGCCTTATCTCAGCACTTGTCACTTCTCGTCTTTCAGGTGTAGCTGTGCAGTGTATGACAAGTCGTTTCAATTCTCCCATAATTCCGATCTTTATCAGAGTTCACTTTTATTCACCTCAATTGCCGGTTGGAGCAGTATAGTCGCTCATCATTACGACTCCGGCATCCTTCTTCTTAGGCATTGCCACGAAGTAATGTCTGAAGTTGACTAGGTTCTGCTGATTCTGTGGGTCGTTCTCTGCAAGACTGTAATACATCTTCAGCGAACCACTAGCCTTGAACACACGTTTGTTATAGAAAGCGAACGATGCCTGATACTCACCTACATCGGTTATATCACCCACATTTTTCTTGTTGCCAGCTTTGGTATAGGCCGGACAGTTGTCAAATTCATATATGTCAAAGCCATACAATCTGCCGACAGTACCGTCTTCACGATTAATGTTATATTGCTCACGGAAACTCTGTTCTGTACCAAGCAAGTCATTTACATGATCCTGGCACAACACAAGTGTACGACCATCTGTAGGCACGTGCAGCTCATCCATCTTGCGCTTCATAGCAATAACATCATCAAGAGTCATCTTATGACGGCCATCTTTCTCTGCAGCTCCGCTGGTCTTCAGCACAGGAGTCTTCTTTGTATTACTATTTGCACATAAGGCATGTGCAGCCTTTTGCAGTTCCGCAATCGTGATAGAGTCACGGTGACCGTCAAGAACACGGGCCATCTTGTCATAGCTTATAGCAAACAACTCATCATCCTTGATAGGAGTAGCCTTTGTCTGGAACTTATCAAGATTGATTGCTATATCACCATCCGACAACTCCTGAGTATCTATAGGGTATGTAGTATTGTTTATCAAGACATCAGGTTCAGCCTCTACATCAACCAAGTGGATTACGTCATTATCCACAGCCGAAGAACTATCAGGAACACTCTGCAACCAAGCTCCGTTCAGGCCTGCACGCAAACCCTTTACCATTTCACCGGTCCAGATCTCTTTAAGCACGCCATCAAAGGCTGCACCTGCCGGCATGAAGTTTCCTACCGCGAACGCAAGAACGTTAGCACCAATGGCTCCGTATGCCGGAGTAATACCAAGCACGAATGCCACTGCCATTCCCATCACACAGTTAAACAACACCGCACTAAGGCTTTTCATCATCTCTTTTTTCATAATCTTTTATTGCTTTAAAGTATATTTAATCCTCTAAATCCATACCGTATTCGGCCTTATATAAGGCTGCGTATGTCTTGTAATCATCCTTTTTCAACTGAAGGAGCTTCTCTGCAGGCACATCACTTAGTTTCTTGTACGGAGAATTCTTTCCTTCATCATCATTGCTCAGTTGTAACTGTGCCGTCAGTTTCTGAGCGCCAGTCATTGCTGAGAATATTTCCTGCAGTTCCGTATCACCGATCTTCTTGCCTAGTTCAATGTAGTGGTCTTTCTTTCCCGCATTGATTTTCTTCTCAGAGATGGCATCCTCTACAATCTAATCGCGGAAAATCCAAAAGTAAATCATGCCAAAAACGAAATGTCTTTTTAACTTAAAAAACGAAATGCAACATAAAAAATAATAAGGGAAGAAGATACATCCTCCCTTATTATTAATATCATTTTAGCAATCCCATGGATATTGCCTTATCAACATCAAAAGCATAGTTTTGTCCATTATGCGATAAATGTAAGCGGTCTAATGTTAGACATCTATTTGAATGTTCAAAGCTAAACACTTCTTTCCCATCAATCCTTACACCTAACGGACACATGACAAGAGTATGTCCAAGTGTTTCCTCATCTCTAACAAAACATTTTAATCTTATCTCACCACCACAATAACGTTGTCCCCCTTCATTTTTGAGTATATCTATGAACATATCATTTTCAGTATCACCATTTATATTATACATTCGCAGAATGTGTTCTTCAATACCTGAATCAGAATCGCCACCAGAGGTGATAGAAGTACCATCAAAGCCTTGTAAATTTTGCATCGTAAAAACTAGTTTATCTCCATTTTTTACAACATTACGTAACACATTTCCACTACCTTGGACATTCACTTCTTTAACGCAATCAGATGTACTTGGATAAGCCGGTATACTTATCGTATTACCACTAACATTATATGCCGTATTACCGACCTTGACAGTCGAAGCATAGTTATGCGTGTGGTTTGATGCTGCATAAGAGCCTTTTGGCTGGTAGTTATTACCAACCCATGACTTAATCTTATTCCATAAGGCTTGCAAGCCTGTTGTATCTAAAAATGTTCCCATATACGAATTAAGCTAAAGCGTTAATTACCGAAGCAGGAATAGCTTCTACATCTTCTTCAGTTAACAGATAAGCTCTATCGATGTGAGGAGTAGGAAACAGAAGTTTTTTGTCACTTGTTGACCCTGAGGGGTCAGTGTATATGATACGAATACCATCAAATCCATAAGTCTTCCCGAAGAAATCACCTCTAGGCGTATCCTTTTCTACAGAAAGTCCCTCCCAATTGATATAACAATAGTCCGAGCCGTTTGGTGAATTAAATTGAAGAAGATCACTGCCACCTAACTGAGCTTTATGATGAAGCACATTGTACACTTCGGTTAACTTATTTTTATCATCAGTTGTGTAGTCGTTAGTAGACAGCCCCTTTCCTGACACTTTATCTACCTTGCCATTGAGAGCAGTCTGTTGAGCCGTAGAGACAGGCTTATTGTCATCCGATGTGTTATCGACATTGCCCAACCCAACCTGAGCCTTAGTTACCTGATGAGGATTAGATTTATTGTTTGTATGACTGGTTAAGTCTACAACTTTAGCATAGGGTGTCAAATCTATATTAGCATAGAATTCTCCCATTTCTTCCCACTTGCTTGCATCATAGGTAGCAGAAGGATCACCTATATAGAGATACTCCTTATAGATATTATTCGTCGTGGTAGAAGATGCTCTGATAAGATAAAGATGTTTCTTGATATTAGATGTTGGTAGTGCTGTAACAACTTCAGCGACTGTGGTGTCAATATTGCCTAGTTGAGCCAAAGGCACTTTTCCATTACTATCGAGCGTTGCAAGACCATTAGCACCTCCTATAATCTTAGTGCTGCCACCACCTAGAAGAACATGGTTATTGTCACTAGCAGTACATTGTACGCCGCTCTTGGTTATAACAGCACTCACTGTATCAGTATTGCTATGACGTTCTGTCATAGTAACCGAGTCCGTCGAAAAATCCATACGTGCACCATCTGTTATTTTACCGACTTTTACGGTGTTAACTCCACTTGCTATCGAGTTAAGCACCCAAGTTTTAATTTTCTCCCAAAAATATGAGAGTCCTGTTGAATCTAGATATTTTGCCATATTATTTTAATTTATAAATTATCAATTTCAGAATTTGGAATAGATATAAATCTTCTCATTACGGTTTCTGCAATAAGTTCAGCTTCTTCCGTTGAGATATTGTTGATATTTCCAATCAATATCCACGTTTTTTCATTTTTCCTATATGCGTAAATGGAACCATTCTCAACCATAGATGGATTATCAACATTGCAGATTATCGCAAGTTGTCCCATTCGTAGCGCTTTACCATTAGTACCAATAGGATTTTGACTATCAGCTTCCATTGCAGCAACTGACGTGTAAACCTTACGAATACCTAATCCCTCCAAATTCCGTTCCATGTCGGCTATATACTCCAACACATCGCTTTGCAACCCGAAAGTGTCTTCTGGGCTGATGCTATTCACCTCTGTGATTCCACGGAGGCGATTAGCTGTTTGGTTTAACTCATAGATTGACTTCATGTTATTTAGGAATTTCAAAAATTATATTAACTGGGCAATTAAGAGGGCGCCATTCGATAGGATTTGCAGACATGCAATGTAGACGAGCATTACCTTCCCCATCAAATGATATATAAGAAGGATAGGTTTCGTCATCACCACCAGCGCCAAACATACAACTTATAGTATTTTGAATGTTACCAGGCCATCCACTTTCGTATGTGTCAAACAATGGTATAGAACCTGAGATATCTGTGTTGTTATTAGATACTATATTAATCCTGAAGCGATAACAATCTGTTAGTTCGCGATATTCCACGGTACCACCATAACCGGAAAGAAAATGCACATTAAGTTTTGTCCATTTCCGTGCATTTACATCGATCTTACTTTTAATGATGTTATATATTGCATCTGTCAAGCTACAAAACTGGTCAGACGAATAGCATTCATCGATCTGAGAACGTTCATTGGAGATAATTGCGTATTTATGTTCCTGACATGGAGCCTGTTCTCCATTATCAAGCGTTCTGTTGTCATGTTTGTCTTTCTTAATGATGATATAAAAAGGAGAGCCATAATCAACCTCTATTTCTGTTGCCTCATATTTAATGAAATCATTGCCTATACACAAAAATCCACCATCAATAAATTGCAGTACTACCTTTCTGGTTTCATCGTTCCTCGATGACAGACAGAATGGTGTAACAAAGAATCCTTTCGAAGATGTTGACACAGTCCCCATAGGTATGAGATTACCCAAAATCTCATTCGAAGTCCATGAACCAACATAGGATGGTATAGCACTTCTCACCACCAAATTTAAAATTTCAGGAAGTGATTCTGAAGCCAACTTCTGGATAACCTCAAGATCATCAAGATAGATGGGCTGTCCTCCCGTATTGAATAGAACCTTATTCATAATCGTATAATTCTATGCTGAATGTACGTCCAGCTGGTTTATAAATCTTTATTATATTTCTTATAGTCATTAAATATCTCCAATGATATTCATCATTATCTTTTGATTCCAATGATGTACAAAGGAAAGTGGGTACCATCACCTTAAAGTTCACTTTGATACCACTTTCTCCATTCTTTCTAAGAACAAATCCTTCTTCTTCAGATGTAGTCCTCATGATATTGGCTCTTTGATTTTCATTCCCAAAATAGAACGAAGGAACTCTTTCCTCCTCCGGAGTCTCAATATGTATCTGCAAGTCATCAAGAAAAAAAATATCATTCAAAGCTTTCTCCAGATACTGTACATTTCCAGTTATATTCAACCGATCATCTACAGCCTGCTTTAAGCCGATAAATCTAGCATACAGATACTGCAATGGGACAATCATAACCCATAAAATGGCAAGAAGCAGTTTGCTTCTCATAATAGGAGGCAATAACTGCATTACGAGTTTTTTAAAATCAATCTTGTACCACATACGTCAAACTATTTTCAAGTTCATCAGGAATGTAGCTGCCACTTTTTCCAACGTAATTGTTACCGTCCAATACTGTCCAGGATGTTTCTCCATCTGCTCTGTATCTACATTCGATGAGGTCGACATCTACGACACCTGCAGCAGTTTGTATGGCATCTACAAGTTTTGTCTTGTTGAATGTTCCTCCATATACAATATTCTTAAGATGGTTTTTGATGGCTGACTCGACTGGCCTACTCCCATCAGACAACATCACACCGCTCTCATCAAGTACCAGAGGATCTATTGTGATATTGGCCCGAATAAGAACATGGTCGCTCGCCTTACTTGTAATGTTCAACACAACTCCTGCAATTTTAACACGGTTCATATACTGTTTGAACACTGTTAAAACATCGTTTGAAAGCGGGCAAGGACTTCCCGCATTATCACCACTAACAAGGATCTGTACACTTGTCCCCTTATCTCTAACAGCTGCATATTTAACAATCTGTTTTGCTTCATTGATGTTAGCATATTCATATGCTTGTGTACGTTTATTCAAAACAAGTGTATCACCGTATTGAAATGCAAGTGCCATTTTATAATACCACGGAACACTCGCCACAACTGCACCGTCCACTTTCTGTTCCACATCTATCAGATACTGATCAAAGATGCGTTCAAGCACATAGAATGCCGATGCAATGATGTATATGATAATGTTTTCAAGGCTGACGGGCGAGAAACTTTCACTCCAGGTAGAATTACTTCTCAGACCATATTTTTCACGCAAAGTTTCATTTGCGAGAAAAGCATCCGTCATAGTCTTCTTTATTTCTGCAACACTTCTTGCCATAATCATTTAAATTCAGTAGTAAATTGTTCTGTAAAGATATGTAGGTTTATGCCACTGTTATCATCAGCAGTAGCCGGTGAAACGTCATTATTCTTGCAGTATTGCTGCATGGTGCGATTGTACACCCTGTCCGGAAGCACCAAAATTGTATCTGCTTCCGGTACTTCCGTTATGCTTATGTCATTCAATCGGGCGATATCAAGCGAAGCTTCCAATGAGCCGAATTCCTGAATGGCGATATCCATCAATGTCTGACCTTCTTTTACTTTAATTTTCATGATTCATACTATGTCTTGTTGCGATGATCCATAGAATACTTATGATAGCAGCAGTAACCATAAGACCGATGGGTGGTTTTGACTTCTCAGTCTTTTCTTCTGTAGCCATCATTCTTCTGGCATGATATGTCAAGTCATTCGCATGATTGAGAGTATCTTCCTTAATAGTCTGTACATTCTTAACCGCATTACTATTAGCCTGATACTTGGCCGTATACCTGTACACTCTGCTCCGCATGGTACCAGTTGAATCTGGCTCCATAATGAGAAACGTTTCCTCCACAGTACTATCATATACAGTTTGCAATTGTGTATTCTGACCCTCCTGATGTTTCGTTACTGCCTGTTCATGGCCTTTAGCAGCCACATAACTGGTATCTATCATCCTGTCCTTCACTACATCACGATGAACTCTGCAACTTACTACTGTCATGAAGAGCAGTGCCATGATACACCTGATTAACACTTTCATAGGCTATATATTTTTATATTCTATCATTGCATCGAAACAAGGACATTCCTTGATACGTTCATTCGGATCTACTTTACCATTATGGTTGGCATCCGGACTGATATCACGGTGTCCCATGATCTTGGCATGAGGATACTTTTTTTTGAGCATAGTCAGTACAGATACGAGAGCCGATTTCTGTGCAGGTGTACGAGTATCTTTTTCTACAATCTTTTCTCCATTGTTTTCGATGCCACCAATATAGGCAACATTAATAGCAGTCTCATTGTAGCCCTTAACGCCATTGCTCACTTTATCTTCCGGCCATATCTGGTGAATCTTACCTGTATAATCTACTACATAATGATAGCCTGGAGCCTTCCAGTTTTTCTTTTTGAACTCAGCCTTGATATCTTCCAGCGTAGCAGTTTTCCAACTTGCCGTGCAGTGCACGAAAATTCTTCTAATTTCTCTCATTTTTATTTGTTTCTTCTAAATATTTTTTCACATCATCCTCACTCATTCTAAGCTTATTGGCAATTTCTCCCAGGAGCACTGGCCGTATCACCCGCAAGAAAGGCATATTCGGGAAAACAATCAGCATCGAAGCTATCATGCTCCATAGTTCAACCAGCATAATGACAGCACAGATAATAGTAGTAGTGATGCCACTTCCTATACCGACGAGCTTATCAATTGCAATAAAAGAAATAATACTGCAGCCATATACAGAGATCTTCGATATTGAATCTCTGGCCAGCTCACTCTTAGCGAAGGAGCCTTGCTTGATGCTAGAAGCAATACCCCATACCAGGTCGAGAAATACGAGTAGAACGACAAGTGATACTGATAGTCTATAACCAGCGAAATAATTCGCAATCATCATTCCCATTAATGAGAGCCATCCACTTTCTGTTGATAGTATCATCTGAATTTTATTAAAAAAATGAGTTATCATATTCGCTAATACTTTGATTTGATTTTTATTGAGGTCGTTGTTATTTTGACCGATTCCACCTGTTGGTTATCCATCTCCAGTTGCTCCTTAATGATAGTGCGCCAATACAGAGGGTCCTGGTCCAGGAGCATACCTTCAATGCCACACCCTACAGCAGGATACTCCTTATTCTCTCCATGATAGAGTTGCAGTATCAAGGCTTGATTTTGTGCAAGAATATCACCTACGACAAGTCCTTGCGTAATCCGTCCGTCTTCATCCCTTTTTACAGATACAGCCGGAGAATAATCTATCATTTGAATACCATTCATATCAATGCTTTATTTTATTATCCTCATAATCGGATACATTAAAATTCGCAGCTGAGCTTATGGGTACACCAGATACTCCATGTGGTGTCGTGTGGGTATGACTATTGTATTTTTGCACCAATTCGTTGAGCTTAGCAGTAAGGTCGTTGATATTAATCATACCTCCCAGCTTACCACCATTGATGGTTATTGTCCCTGTAGCCTTAATGCTGTCAACCTTATCAAAGGCAATCACTACAAGCTGCGATAAATCACCAGACAGACTTCCAACGGTTACAGCACTACCAATAGCAGGAACTAGTAGAATTTCTCCATCATCAGTTGTTTCTGATGCTTTCAATCTTACATCCTCAATAAGAATGTTACCAATCTGCAGGTCACATAGACTACCATGCACCTTTGTCACGATGCCTTGATATATAGCTAAACAACCATTGGGTTTAGCCAAATTGTTCAAGTTATCTGCTAATTTTCTGTATTCATCCATAGTCAACTCAATCTGAATCCTAAATCAACCTTTCGGCTTCCACCATTCTGACCAAATTCCGTTGTGACCGAGTTTACAAAGTAAGTTCCATCCTTATATGGATAATCACCATCATGAAGCATTACACTGTCACCAGGAACACATTCAGGTATCAACCACCCTGCAATACTACCATCAAAGCCATCAAAGCTCCTGCGTTTTACTTCAAGTTCGCCTCTGGCTTTCATAGAGGCTTCATCGGTTGTTGCCGACTTCACCTCAATCTTTTCACCTCCTGTAGTTCCTGTTTCAATCTCCTTAACAGTACCATCAGGCATAAGAGCCTTCACAATCACCTGTACCTTCTTGTCTTCAGCCTTGCGATAGGTAAGATCTTCCTTTTCTATATTTTTGGAAAAATCATAGAAACGTTCCTTGCCAGTCATCTGCCCTGGAGGATGCACATGTAGCTTACCGTCAGCGATATAGATATCAGCTCCACATTCTTCCTGCACCTTTTTCAGTACATCATATCCAGTTGCGTTGTTTATAACGAACTTGGCATATGTCCATTTATAGGTACAGTCGATACCCAAAGACAAACCACAGCCTTTAACCACCTTCTGCAGCAAAGCTTCAATAGTCACTTTCTTCAACTGATCATTGGGAATAGCCTTACGGAACAGATAGAGATCATCCTCACATATCAGTTGTATGTTACCACCATCAGTACTAATGCGTTGTAAATAGCCTTGAAACTCAGCAATGAGACCTGTCTCGTTGTAACCAAGCCCTATAGTAACCTTATCACCAAGTTTCAGTTTTGATTCAACATCAAGAGCAATGTTATACTGAGCTGATGGTAATGTGATTGTAGCAGTATCAGCAAGGAGTTCCACGCTTTTGTGTATCTCCACCTTATCAAGCATTCCAAGCTTGTAATCACCAACCTGTATGTTAAATATCATCGTGTACATAGCTCTTACATATTTAGATCATCACGACTCAACAGTAACTTATAGATATCATCACTATAACATGTGATAGTATAGTTCTGATTAGTAGCACCTGATGTAAATGGAATGTCCCAACTTTCAATTGCTAATTGATTGATACCAAATACTTCTAAAAGAGGTGAGAGAGCCTTGACATGTCCTTTTTCACAAAACATTCTTAGCTTCTCTACATCATCCGTTGGATAATGTCCGTCTTCACTGATAAGTATTCCCTCAATAGTTACAGTGTAGTCATCCTGTGTCCAGCGTTCCTTGATGGATCCTTTAATTTTCCCTTTGGAAACATATCGACGTATTAGTCTATTCTGCCCATTGATACTAATCATCGGCTCATAAGGGAATAGCCATTCAACAGCACCAGGTTCTTCCAATTGAAAGCGTAATGGGGCTGTCATGGGCACACCTCTGGCATTGGTACGGATAATATCTCCAAGTTCTTGATCAGACATAGAATCAAGTTCAGAATACTCATCCGATTTCACCGTTGATACCTTAATGGACATACTTGGTAAATATGGTGGTATCTTCACCTTCGACATCACCGTTGCTGCGAGAGATTGTAGTATGAATCTTGATGTTGCCATATTATCTATCAGTTGAAGTTGCTATTGCCAATGCTCTGTTCATGCACTCCACAACTATACGTTGCAGTTCTGCAGTATCAGCTTTATCTGCCATGGTTACATTGATATTGTCGAAGAACTTGGCTATGTGCACTTGTATAGATGTACTACGTGAGCCACCTGTAGCCAATGCTTCTGCTGTTTTCGAAGTGCCTTTTCTTCCATGTTTCTTTTTGTCACCATCACCAGCTCCAAAAGAAATATTCTCAGAATATGAACCTTTTAGTCCAGGAGTCGCAATCTGATGTTTTGATTGCTTTGTACTACTCTTGTGTCCCTTTTTACGTTGCTCCTGTGTAAGGTGAGTATTATAGTTAGAAGATACACCTTTTACTAGGTTTTGAGTAGCTGATATGGCATTTTTTCCAGCATTTACACCTAACAGATTACTTGCAGTGCCCTTGGCAGTATCCCATGCACCTTTAAAATCACCTTTGAACAGCTTAGCAAGAGCAGATCCAACACCCTTTATGCCCTCGAGCAAGCCGACAAATCTATCAATAACAAACTGCTTAATGATGTTGCCGAATCCTTTCAATGTGTCCCACATAGTGAGTATGAAAGCTCTGAATCCAGCGAACTTGTTCCAGCAATATACAATAGCTGCTGTCATTGCGCCAATTGCCATTGCTACTATTCCTATAGGATTAGCGTCTAAAAGAATATCGATAACAGCTTGTATTGCTACCCAAGCTTTGGTAACTAACACTATGCCCCACAACAAAGCTTGGTAGGTATAGAATACTGCAATAGCACCACCAACCATTGACGCAACGAATCCAATTTCTGTGCCCCAATCATTAAAAAACTTAATGACCGATTTAACAGCACCTGAAAGCCAGGAAAACAAGCCAATAGTAAGCTTTGCTAAAAATCCAAAGATTTTCTTCAACGTATCTGATTCTGCTATCCAAGTTGCAATACTCTCTACAATATCCATAACAGCAGTGCTAACGGTCTGAAATACCGATATGGCTGTCATAAAAGTAGATTTCAGCTTATCAAATATGTCTTTAATTCTTTGCTGTAATGATCCCAAAGCGGTACTCATCTTACCAGCTGCAGTCTGCGAAGTTGCTTCCATCATACCATGAAACTGTCCACCAGCAGCAGTAGCATGTTCCATTGCCTTGGTAACCATATCAGCTGTTATTTGGCCTTTCGACATTGCTTCCTGCAGTTCCTTGTATGATTTGCCAGTCATTGCCTGTAATTCCTTCAGAGGATTCCAACCTGCATTAATGAATTGAAGCAAATCCTGGCCTTGCAGTTTCTGCGCAGCATTGACTTGACCATATACGAGCGATAAGGATTCAAGTTTCTGAGCATCACCCATAGAGATATCACCTAGCATTTTAAGTTTACTCATCACGCTATCGCTTGATACTCCGAAATTCAACATTGTCTGTGCTGCATTTTCCACATTCAAATTAGAAAAAGGAGTATTATTCGCAAACTTATTGATATCCCCTAACAATTTAGCAGCTTTATTCTCATCGCCCACAAGAACCTTGAATGCCACAGATGTTTTTTCTGCTTGCGAACCGATTTTAGCAATCGCACCTACACCTGCAGCAACCATCGTATAAGGATTCATCAAAAAGTCCATACCAGGGATAGAAGAAAGAGATGACTTTAAGTTACTAAACGAAAAGGCTTTTCTTATGTTCTGTCCTGCTGCGGTGGCCCTTTGATTGACATGTTCAAGCTGCTCAGTCGTGCGCTTGGCTACACTAAGCACATTTCCTGAGTCAGCTTGCATTTTTATGAGAAACTTAACGATGCTGTCCATCTTTCGCTGCGTTCTTTTCGAGTTCTTTAATTTTTAGAAGATGAGATATATGGTGCGCCCACACTTCATCTGGATACCGTTCTGGAATTATCGACAGATTGTACATCAATAGAGTATCGTAGAAGAGGATGTCAGAGGCTTCGAAATCGTCTGCCTCTACCTCTGCATCCTCTAAAGCTTTTTTATTTCAGCCTCCTTGACCTTCATCACGTCCTCCATCTTAGCAACTGCCGCAAGGAACAGGTCATCATTCTCCTTGATTTCCTCGTCACCAGCAACCCACAACTGATTAAGTGTAGCCTCACTCAGTTTGATAGGGTCTTTTACTACAGATAGGTAAGACAAATCCTGACGGTTAGGTTTACGAACTATACAGCTCTTACCTTCAACAGTGATACAATACAGTTCACCATGCTTCTTTTTGAGATCAGAGATCTCTTTTTCGCTAAATTTCTTCATAATTTGTTGATTTTACTTTTGATCCAAATAAATAATTGGCAACTCCTGTTCTGTGTACTTATCGCCCTGCTTCCAGTCGTGAGGCGCTTCAGTGAACTCTACACCAATAAGTGTATCAGTTGTTGTAGCCTCACCTTTAGAAGGATTACCATAACACACAACAATATTGGTACGCATATTCAGAATATCACCACCTGCAGCAACCTTCAAGGCTTCATATTCGCTCTGCAGAAGAGAAATAGAACCCTCATACGACTTATTGCCTCGCTGAATACCTACAGGCTTGTTACCCTTGCCATACAAGACTTCTTTGTCCTGTTTGCTTGTGTATTTGATTCCACGCAAGCCTGTAATATTTCGACCTGCAAGGTTGACAGTAATGTCAGACCATTCGTATTCACGTGTATTAATCATTTTTACTCTTCACTTTTGGTTACAAAAAATCCAAGTTTCACCTCTACATCACGAGCATAGCCGTGAGGTCTAACCTTGATAGTTACTTCCAACTTCGATGTTGCCAGAACATTCACGTCTGGATTAATGACACAAGTACAGCCTTCGCCATTGCTGTTGCTAGATAGCTCTCCATTGACTGTCATTGCGCTATCAATAGCATCTTCAACGGTCTGTTCGATATAGCGAATAACATCCGAACGCAATGTTCCATTGTCATTTACCTCCAGTTCGTCAAGAATGCAATCAAGAAGTGTGTTATACACAATTCGATAAGCCTTGTCTATGACTCTTCGATTTGCCAATGAAGCGTAATCATCGGTTGGATCACAAGCCATACAGTCATCAATATAGTAATAGCCGCTGCGACCTGTATATCTACGTGGATACACGTAACGCTTATCATAGAGAGTATCCAGAACATCTGTCTGCAATCCGATAAGCTTATCTCCAAGATACATCTTGTTAGGGTAAATAGGACCTGACTTCACACGTCCAATATTACGCTGAACAGGTGTCATTGCCACTCTACCTGCAAATGTACCCATATCCACATCCATTGTTGAATCTTTCTGATCGCCAAGAACAACCATTACTCGGTTATAGTTTTCTGAAGACAGGTCTAATACAGAACTGCCATCATAACCAATGCCAGGGAGAGCAATAAACAAAGGGGCATACATTTGTGTTGTAGCATATTCAGCCAAGGCCTGAGCTACTGGCAGAGCAGAAAAGACATCAGCATCCAATCCATCTGCACCTGTTGTTGGTTCTGTGCCTGGCATAATCACGATGCCACGTAACTGACCATTCATATCAAGAATGAGGTCTTTCAATGCACCTGTGTTCTTATTACACAAATCTGTCATAGTGTCACTTGCCGCAATACCATACACAACCACTTTGGTACCCTCTTCTGCTTCATTGTAGAAGTTAGTAACAACATCTACAACCTTTGCATTGTTAGCCTTGGTAATGCCAAGTTCCTTCAAACCATCAGGGCGATAGATAGTGTATGGTGTATTCAGAGCGAACTTATCGCTAACAGCTGTTGCGCTGATAACGAGTGCCAGGAGACCGTCAGCTGATTCGCTGACAGTTCCTAACTGACCGTTCATGAATTGTATTTTAATCTTTGGTAAAGACATATTCTACAATTTTAAGTTGAACATCTGTTTACTCGCCTTCACACTTCAGTAGGTGTGCCTGTAGGTGTTTCTGATGGTCCCTCTGGTGTTTCTGATGGTCCCTCTGATGTTTCTACAGATGCAGAAGCTGCAGCCTGAGCAAGTACGATAACACCCTTGTTGTCGTAACGACGCTTTGAACCGCCTGTACGAACCAGGAATGAATACACATCACCGTAGAAGGTTGCGTCATTGGTATTGGCGAACATCTGAACATCGCCAAGAGCACGTGACACGCAATCCTGCTGCCATGCAATACCGGCAAGATTGTCTGCTGCAGCTTCGTCTGCTGCGAATTCCTTAATATTGTCAGCATTCTCTACCAGGACAGATGAACGCTGCATGATGCTGAAGCCGTACAGCTGACCGACAACACCTTTTTTAACATCTGCAGCCTGCTGGAATGCCATCAGCTCTTTTTCGGTGAGGTCGTCTATCAAATCCTGGTACATGAGTGCATCAAGGAGGAGATAACGGCCTTCTACAGGAATATTGTCCTTATTGAAGAGATACTGCAGATGTGACACATTTGCTTTACTGATGGTCTTGCGGTAACCAGTAACATGACTACCTTCAGCTGCCACGATCTTACCAGTGCAGCGCTCGATAGTCGCATTCTTAGCCCACTCACGCAACAGGCTCTCATGAGCTACCATGATCAGCTGCTGACGGTCCTGATTAATAACAGAGTTACGCTTATCGTAGCTGAGCTCAACCGTCTCCGCATTTGAGATATGTACAGGATCGGTGGTAAACTCATCAATGGTGTACTCCTTATCGTGGTCTTCACGCAGCGTTGCTGTTGCAGGATACTCCGTACGATTTTTCTTGACGCCGCTTGGTAAACCAGCATTAGGGATATGCACAGTCTTAAAGTTCACATACTGACTGTCATCAACACTTTTTGCAGCGAATGAGTTCTCTGGGAAGAAATTCTCTACAATAGTATTCTGCCAAATTTGTTTGTTCAGTGCCATAATTCTTTATTTTATTTATATTTGAATGATTTTTGAACAGTGTTCAAATACTACTCTTCCGTGTATTCCACACCATATTTATCCTTGAAAAGTTCCTTAAACTTGGCAAGGTTGGTTGCCTTCAGTTCTGAGAGTTTCCCCTCCTTATCCAATGTGTCCCAATCTTTGTTCTCAAACTGAGCCTGTGAACCCTGATTGATGAACTCTGTAACCAATCCTGCCTTCTGGGGCTTGATGCTGTTAATGAGAGCTTCGGTATTCTTTCGATCACTCTTCATCAGAGCCTTGAAAGTCTCTTTCTGTTCTTCCTTGATTCTGCCTTCCTTGATAGCAGCATTCAGGAAGGTTTCAATCTCCTTGCTCTCTGATGCTTCAAGCTTTGCTTTCAGACTCTTGTTTGCATTTTCAAGAGCTTCAAGCTTTGTCGCATTCTCCGACAAGTTCTTAGCCTTGTCCACTACGGCCTTTTCATCCGCACAATTAGCGAACATAGGCGTTGATTTCAAATCATCTAATAATGCCATGTTATTATCATTTTGTGACTCGATTTCGAGTCGGTTGTTAAAATAAGCGTATATATTACTCTGTTCTGCGTCTGTAAGGGTCTCTTCCATGGAATATATTCCATCTACAAGTCCCATATCCAAAGCTTCTTGTGCTGAAATCCAATGGTCCGTTCCATCCATGTATTTTGCTTTCACCTCTGTAGCTGTCATATTGCAGCGCTTAGAAATTATGTTGGCCAGATCATCTTCTAGGTTTCGCATCATATTCGACGTACGTTCCAAGTCTACAGCATTGCCTTTTGCTCCACCGCTCACAGCATGCAACATGATCTTGCCATAAGGTGAGATCATAACCTTCTTGGCTGACAGAGCAATAATAGCAGCCATCGATGCAGCATACCCATCTATGAATACTGTGATATTAGCAGGACAGGTCAACATTGCTGCACGAATTGTCATACCTGCGAACACATCGCCACCAGGACTGTTGATACGTAGATACAACTCCTTATAAGAGGTCTGGCCGTACATTATATTACTTACAACATTGGTTGGGTCACACTTTTCACCATCACCAATCTCACCATACATAAGTATTGTACCTACATCTTCTGGTGTTGCAAAGTTCTTAAATTTGAATGTATGCTTTCGTGACATAATTTTTATTTTTTCCGCAAATATCACATTTAATTTTCAGTCTCGCAAACTTCATTTTTATCATAGCGCTACAGAGTGTTTATTATAGCGCTACAGAACGCTACGATAAAATTACGCTTTCATTTATCTGTGTTTATCACGTATCTTTGCATTGCACATTTAGTTATAATAACATGGTAGCAAAAGCAAATACAACTATCGACAGAAAGAATATTGCTAAGACTCTCTATCTTGGCAATTACACACAAGAAGAGATTGCCGAAAAGGTCGGAACGACCCGACAAACAATCGCTCGTTGGATAAAACAGAATGATTGGGAGGAACTAAGAGCGTCTGCGTCAATTACTCCGGATAAGATCATTGCTAACTTTCAACGACAGATCATGGAGATCAATAACAATATCGCAGAGCGTGAACCAGGTAACCGATTCGCTACAAATGCGGAATCGGATACTTTAGTCAAACTCGCTGCAGCTATACAAAAGCTAGAACAGGATGTTGGTATCAGCGACATTGTAAATGTGGCCATCAAGTTTACTAATTGGTTGCGTGCAACTGATGTAGAGGTATGCAAAACTATCTCTCCATATCTTGACACCTTCATTAAATCACAGATTAAGCGATGAGAGCAGAAGAGAAAAGAGCACTCGAAAGATGGGAAGAGCACTTCAAGGCTATGTCAGCCGACATTCCTGTAGAAGATTGGCTCACGCCATTGGAAATAGAGCATAAACGAGCTTCTTTGGAAAAAGATCCTGTCGAATGGATAAAATACTTCTTTCCAAAGTATGCCAAATATGATTTTGCCGATTTCCACAAGAAAGCTATCAAGCGTATCATAGAACATGATGAATGGTATGAGGTTCTGTCATGGTCTCGTGAGCTGGCAAAGTCAACCATCGCTATGTTCGTTCTGATGTATCTCATATTGACAGGTCGCAAAAAGTTTGTCGTGTTAGCTTCTGCAACCATTATGGCTGCTACACGACTACTCACACCTTATCGCATTAACTTTGAACACAACCCACGTTTGCGTCAGTTCTATGGCGATCAGACTAATTTAGGAATGTGGCAACAGGACCAGTTTAAAATAAAGAATGGTGCAACATTTATGGCCATTGGTGCTGGTTCTGCACCTCGTGGTGCTCGTAATGAGGCTATTCGTCCAGACATCATCTATATGGACGACTATGATACGGATGAAGATTGCCGTAACATTGAGACTCTTAAAAAGAAATGGGATTGGTTCGAAAAGGCTCTATATCCAACACGTTCTATATCTGAGCCTACACTGATATTATGGTGTGGCAATATCATTGCTAAGGATTGTTGTGTTAAGCGAGCTGGTCAAATGGCTAATCATTGGGACATCGTCAACATCCGTGACAAGAATGGACATTCAACATGGCCACAAAAAAACACTGAGGAAATGATAGACAGAACGTTGTCTAAGATATCAAGCAAAACAGTACAAGGCGAGTATTATAATAATCCTGTTGTTGATGGTACAGTGTTCAAGAACCTTGCATTTGGAAAAGTGCCAGCATTGTCAAAATTCAGGTTTCTCATCGCCTATGGCGACCCTTCAACATCTAACCGCAAGAAGAGCGATTCATCAACCAAGTCACTTATCCTCATGGGTAAACTTGGACAGACATACTATGTTATCAAAGCGTTTCTTGACCACTCATTAAACTCTGAGTTCATAGACTGGTATTTTCAGATCAAGGACTATGTCGGTGGTAAAACGCCCGTATTCTATCTCGTTGAGAACAACACACTCCAGGATCCATTCTATGAGCAGGTGTTCTGTCCTCTGATACGTGAAGAGAATAAAAAGCGAAAGACTGATATTCATATCAAGGGTGATGCAAGCAAGAAGGGAGACAAGGCTTCTCGTATAGAAGCTGCTCTCGAACCGCTCGACCGTCTGGGGCTACTCATATTCAACGAAAACGAACAGGACAATCCTCACATGAAGCGCCTGATAGACCAGTTTTCGCTCTTCGAGACACATCTGCCATATCCTGCCGATGGTCCTGATGCCTGTGAGGGTGCAAAGGTGCAGGTGGACAGGCGCATCAATCTTGAAATACCTGTTGATACTATATCATATAATGACTTATCCGATTTTGATTCAAATTATAAATTTTAAATACAATGGCGAACTTCATACAACTGGAAGACTATGATGCTACGATTCACCGTGAAATCCTTGATTCGTTAACGCGCAATGACTCTGCAACTCAGGATAGGCAGATTATCGAAATCTGCGAAGATAGGGCTATAGCCGAAATGAAAGGCTATCTCAATAAGAGCTATGATGTAGAGGAGATATTCTCTGCAACGGGTTCTGACCGTAACCAACTTATTCTCATGATGGCTATTGATATAGCTGTATATCACATCTTCTGCCAGCATAATCCTTATAAGATGTCAGAGATTCGCAAGACACGCTATGACCGTGCTATAGAATGGCTCAAAGGAGTGATGAAGGGTGACATTACAATAGCCGATGCTCCACGCCTTCCGGCAGAAGAAGCAGCAAGCAACAGCCCTTGGCAGATAGTATCCGATGAAGTAAGACCAACTGAGATGTAAGATTATGAAAAGAAAGTATACATTAGCGAACAAGCGAACAGACAATAGCCGTAATCACAATCATATTACGACTGGAGGATATGCAGGTGGAAACAGCGTTCCTGACATTATTATGCAGATGCCAGAGATATTCTTCTTTGACATCAAAAAATTCATTGATGCAGTCAGGTCTGCCCAGAACATCGAGTATAGTTACCGCACGGAGTTATACAACCTCTACGAATCTTATCACCTTGACCTTCATCTCGAAGGTATCATCAATAAGCGTTTGCGTGGTGTTACCCGCTTCCCGATTGAATTTCATAAGGCTGACGGCACTATTGACGAGGATATAACAAGAGAATTGCGTTCGCCTTGGTTCAAGAAGCTGCGCAAGGAAATCGTAGATGCACAATTCTGGGGCTTCTCTGCTTTCCAATTCTATCTTGACGAGGACAACCATATCCGTTATATCAGTATTCCACGCAAGAACTTCAACCCTGTTACCCGTCAGATATTAAAGAATGAGGGTGATCTGTCTGGTATTCCAATGGAGGCTTTCGATAATACCATGATGGTGGGAGAATCTCGTGAACTTGGTTTACTCATGGTGCTCATGATTGGAGTGCTATACAAGCGTGGTAACATTAGTGACTGGGCAAAATACTGCAACATCTTCGGTATGCCAATCCGTGAATATACCTATCCTGCAGGTGACGAGGAAGCTCGAAAGAAACTCATTCAGGATGCACGTAAACAGGGTGTCAACGCTGTATATATCCATCCTGAAGGCTCCAACATGAATATCATTGAGTCTTCACAGAAGTCTGGTTCAACAGAGCTTTACTCCAAGTTCTGCGAGTACTTCGATAAAAAGATGTCTGTGCTCGTTCTTGGCAACACCCTTACTACAGAAGCACAGGATACAGGTACTCAGGCTTTGGGTACAGTTCACCAGGACGAAGAGAACGATCTAAATGCTGATGACCGTGAATACATCCTTGATGTACTCAACTATCAGATGTTGCCTATCTTCGAGAATTTGGGCTACAATGTTACTGGTGGCGAATTCGTATATGCTGAGCAAGGTAAAGTCGATACAGAGAAACAGATAACAATTGTTGAAAAGCTCAACTCTATGGGACTTCCTATTGACGATGACTATCTCTATGAAACTTTCCATGTCACCAAACCTCAGAACTATGAAGCAATAAAAAAAGAGAAGGAAGCGCAGAAACAAGCTTTGCGTGAGGCTCTGAACAATTCACACAGAAAAGAGGATGAAGATGATTTGAACACCGTTCAAAAATCGTTCAAAAACAATTTGAGAAGTTTTTTTGGACTCGCCCCAAAGACAACAAAAGGGGCGGACACAGACTTTTAATTGATTCTCTTTATTACGGTGGTGGCAACTGTTCTTGTGGACACAATCATACACATTTCGACAATGCAGCTTCGTTTGAGTTCAACATGGATGTGTTGCATACGTTCTTGCGCAAGATATATAAGGGCTTTGATACTCGCAATGATATAGAGCCTATTATGTGGCGTGAGATACTTCGTATCATCAATGAGGGTACTGTTGAGGGGTTGTCACGCTCCAACTATCCTGTTCACGAGGAGGCATTCCTTAACGCTTTAAGACATAGCAATGAGGTGTTTGCTGCTATGAAAACTCATCAGATGGGTGAAGATATGGCTAAAAAGTTATTGGATGGTCATGGTAAATTAAAATCTTTCGCTCAATGGAAGGATGATGTAAGCAGCATCGCCAGTCATCATGTAGGACCTTGGCTCAAAACAGAATATAACACGGCCATAGTTCGTGCACATGCTGCAGCAGACTGGCGCGAATTCGAACGTAACAAGGACATCTTGCCTAATCTTCGTTGGATGCCTACAACAGCTGCAGAACCTGATAGCGCACATAAGGCTTATTGGCAGATGAAACTCACCTTGCCTATTGATGATCCGTTCTGGAACGAACATCATCCTGGCGATCGTTGGAACTGTAAGTGTTCACTGGAGGCTACCGATGAGTCAGAGATACGTCCCAAAGAATTGGAGTACGCCAAGCCACAACGTGGACTTGAAAGTAATCCTGGTAAAACAGGTGAAATGTTCTCTGATACTCATCCTTACTATCCTAATAGTTGTCATTCATGTCCTTTCAATAAAGGCATCAAGAACAAAGCTAAATCATTCTTTAGAAATGAAAAGAAACATTGTAATGAGTGTAGCAAAATAGGAAATGCGATGAAATACGCCCATAATGATTTGAAAAAAAATATAGATATAACGCCACCTTCTATTGAATCTTATGAGGTTTCACATCATGGTATGGTTTACACGTCACCTTATCATGGAGCAAATGAGGTTAACGAAAACAAAAGACTTGCCGATTTCTTAGTAGAAAAGATAGGTCGTAAAGTTTATTTGCTTCCACGTCTTGATCCTCAAAATCCTAAGCAAGCACATTTGCGTTCCTCTTTATTACCTCCTGGAGTAAAAGAAAGAAAAAATCCAGATTTCTATATTGGTGGTCTTTTCTTTGATGGAAAAAGTATGGTTAATATTGAAAAATCATCTGACAATACAAAATATCATAACGATATTTTGAACAGAATAAAGTCAGCAAAAAAACAGGCTGATAATGCAATATTAGAAATTCCAACATTTGTATCAAGGAAAATTATTAGTGGAACTATAAAAGGTTATTTGAAACAATCTTCAAAAGATAGGATAATAATAGTAAAACATGGAAGAAAATGCTATACTTATAGCGGAAAATACAAATAAAAAACGGGGGTTACTCCCCGCTCAGAGGTTGGAGTCAAAGTTCATAAAGAAACAATGGCTCTAACCACTGCAAAAGTACAAAGTAAATCAATAAGTTACGTCAATTTTTCAGAAAATTTTCAAAAATGGATGCAAAAAACTTCGAAATTAACATTTCTAAGCTAAAAGATGAGGTTATCAAGGTGGTCAACGACAAATTACCTCGAAAAGTTGGCGTTATGGCTGTCAACCATTTCAAAGAGAATTTCAGGCGAAGTGGCTTTGTTAACAGTGGACTTCGGCCATGGCCAAAGACTAAACGACAAATGAGCAATCTCCCTGGTGCTGATAGTCGTTATGGTCCACTTACCTCTAATCGCAATCATCTTATGAGTTCTATCGAATCTCATCCTGCAGTTGGTCAAGTGTCTATCATAGACTCTGTTCCTTACGCCAGCATTCATAATGAGGGTGGCAACATAACCACTCATCCTGCAGTAACTGATAAGATGCGTAAGTTTGCATGGGCAATGACATATTCTCTTTCTGGTGTTAAGTCTGGCACACTGCCAAAGGAACTTCCCCCAGAGGCTCAAAAATGGCGTGGCTTGGCTCTCACTAAGAAAAGCAAAATAACCATCAATGCTCATATCCCTCAACGTCAGTTCATGGGCGATTCTGCCGAATTGAACAGAAAGATTGAAGATACTATTCAAAAAGAACTATCTAAAATTATAAAGTAATGGAAAATGTACTTGCCGACCTCATTAATCTCATAGGTCAAAACATGCCAGAAATACGAGTTGTAGATGAAGACTATGGTCAATTGGAAAATCTTGACCAGGATGGAAATTGGATGTATCCATTAGCATTCCCTGCAGTACTGGTAGAGGAACAGGAAACAGCATGGTCTAACATGGAAGGTCTCAACCAAAAAGGTGATACCAGTATTCGCATTCGATTGCTTATCGATTGCTATGATGATACTCATTACACATCTGGCACTCTTGGTAAGGTGTTAGAACGTATACAGATGGTTAGCAATCTGCATAAACTTATACAAGGTCATCGTGTTTCCGTTGATAATGAAAGTAACGATGGTGTACTCATTCGTACACGTAGCCGTTTCTATACAGGGAACCATGGAATCAAGGTGTACGAGAGCTTCTACACTACTACTATTACGGACATCATATCCGTTCCTGAACGGAAGAAAATAGCAACGATAAGGATTAAATAGAAAAAGGACCAGCTATCAGCTAGTCCTTTTCTTCAGCACATTCCTAAATCCACAAAATAAGGGCTTTGATAATTTATGTCCCTCACATGTAGCACCTTCCCGTATCTTCATTCGTATTATCTGTAATATTCTTGATTCGCTTAGGAAGAACTCTTCTTGCGACAGTTTAGTAAGCACATCATCGAATCGTATGCGCCTTTGCTCTGTCCAGTAGTAGTATCTTTCGAAGATTCGTTGATCTCGTTCTTTCAATAGTTCTTGATTTCTTCCTTTCGCCATGATGCAAAAATAGGAAAAAATATCATACAATTCCAACAAGTTGAACAGTTTTAGAATTTATCATAAAAAAAAGCACCCTCCATGGGGTGCTCTTCTAATTATATTCTGCAGAAACTTGGCTCAATCTTGTGCCAAACATGTTTCTCATCCATTTGCCAAAAGTAATAGTTGGTAACGGTACTTTGGACAACGTTACTTTCTCGGAACAAGTCCATAATATTCTTGTACTCATCATCGAACTTATCCTCAAGTTCATACAATTTCGAGATACTCTTGTAATCAAGTTTACCCTGCCTGTTGCGCTCTAGTAGGCTCATTGCCAACTGATAGATTGGGTCTTCAGTTCCCTTGTCGCTCTTTTCGATATAGGCACTCAGATAGTCTATTAGCTTCTGTGCAGCCATATCGGCACGTTCATCGAACTGTTTTACTTTGTTGAACTTTACCGATAACTTGAAGTCACCCTCTATGAGGGTAAATCCCTGCTGGTCATCGTGTCGCAGTTGTCCGTACTCTGCCATCACATCACGGAAGGCACCACTGTTCTTATCCATCGTCTCCTTGAACTTGACGACTTCATCACGTAGCTGCAGTACGGCTATCCTTACGTCATCCATAAAGTCCTTGCGCAAACTTTCGTATGCCTCACGCTTGTTCACCTTGTCCTGTTGTTTTTTTGCTTGCAATGCTTTCAACAGATCATCTGCATCCTCTGCTGAGAGGTTCTTTAAAAATTCTTCTTTGTTCATATCCTTTAATTTAAGTTGTTATTGATTATTCTGTTTCTTTAGTATCATCCTTAGCCTGATAGACATGTCGTTCAGTTCATCACAGCTGAGGTATCTGAACTCCTTGCCGGCTATCTTCTTACTCTTGCTGTATCTGTTTACCGCTGACCAGTCAGTAGTGTCGACACCTATCTTTTGCATCAGTTTCAGGCATACGCTCCTTCGTCTCCTCAACTCTTCACGCCATGGCTTATCATTCGGACATGCCTTTTTCATTATCGAAAGTATCTGCGAGTATTCGTTTTTCGTCACTTCCTTCAAACTCTCCGTACGACCATTCGTGCCTTGATATACAAGTTCGCGCTTCAAGTCTTCCTTGTCCCCCACGTATGGCATACGCTTCAAAAGCGCATAGAACTGGGCATAATTTATTATTTCTTGCATAACGGTTCCCAATTTATAGTTATCAAAGGGCGCATCATGCCTGCACCTTGGCATATCGGGCATTTCAGTTTTACGCCATCTCCGAATTCATCTCTTCCCCAAATCCAACCATTTCCACAACAGTAGTTGCATTTCTGCACAAGTCCTGTTAATTGCTGCCGCTTACACTTTAAGGTTGGACTATCAAGTTCTATTATCTGTCTCACTCTACTCATAATTCAATCATTGCTTTTATATGTCACTTGTTTACATCGATGCCAGCTAACGATACGGGTGCCCCACATCAGGTCTTTTGTCTCTACTACCACCTTTCCTTTATTCTTCTTTGATCGATGAATAAGTAAGTCACATGGGTAATCGTGTTCAAGCCAGTCATCAACCAATCTGTGGGCATCTCCACCATCCATTAGTATGTAGATGGTATCACCCTCCTTGTAATCTTTCTGTTCTTCTTTCATTTTTCTTTGTTTTTATCACCCCAGTATCGTTCTGCTCCTTCATCCCAGATGGTATATTCTCCTGTTGGGCCGAAGAAGCGACCTTTACTGAATGCCTTAAATCCTTCAACCCATATTTTCAGCGATGCGTCATACATTACACTTTCGGCTGCTCCGCCTCTTGGTGCCCTGCCTTTAGCGTGGCTGATGAATATGAGTAGCTTATTGCGGTTCTGTTCTTTTAGTTTGATGTAGTCCTTATAGCTCATTTGTGTATACTGGAATGAGTCTATCACTACGATATTGAAACTCTTGCGTCTTTGTAGGCGGTTTCTTAGTTCATCGATGGGTTCTGAGTTCAATAGGCTGAATCTCCTTCCGCATTCATTCATCCTATGTCGCATCAGACTCTGTTTCATGGTTAAAGAATCTCCCTCTTCGAGGCTGTCATAGGCGACTCTGTCAAATCGACTTAACTCCTTACAAAGTTGCATTACGAATGACGACTTCCCGTTTCCTGAGTTGCCCCAGATGAACCAGACGCCTGTGCGTTCCGGTTCACCGAAGGCATCTCGCCATGGTCCTTCAAAGTCAAAGGTGGATTTCTTCTCTTTCAAAACTTCTTTTACAGTAAGTGCTCTTTTCATTGTATGTCTTTTCTGTATTATTCCTTTATTCTTTTCGCACGATGTACTGACTTCTTCACTCGTCTCAAATCATACTCACAACTTTCGCTCTCCTTGATGATCTTATTGATCTCCTTGCGGTCCGTTATACCGTTGTTCGCACATATCGCATATACGTCCTGTGGTGATGTCGGCTCTATCTCAAAATACTTTCTGCCTAT